AGGAGATGATGGAGTAAAAGTAGCCACATCCCAAGCTTGTACTCTATCCAAATCTCCTGAATCATCCCCTGCTGGAGAAACATTTGAGCCTGTAGCGAAATCTGACCAAGAATCCTTTCCATCTATGGAATATTCCAATGGTGTTAATTGGTCTACAGATGATTTATATGTAGAATAAACCTTATATATCTTTTTAACATTTGATGGGTTTCCAAAATCAATATCTTTAGTAGTTATATTAATATTAGACTGACCAGATGATTCGTTACTCCAATATCTCATTTCAACTGTGCCACTATTATCGTATCCAAAAAACAGATTACCTTGCCAATCTGTTACAAAATTAGTGTATTTTTTCTGGTCTGTAAAAGCATTGTCAGCAAATGTCCAAGACCTTGTTTTAAAATCATATATGTACGCATCTCCGCTACTGACACTACCATTTGCGGCTACACCACCATAGTTATTCCCTGTTAAATCATCCCCATTTGAGTCCTTCATAACAATTAATTGTTTACGTCTTTTTTCATAACCAACTATACTGTAGCCAACAAGATTTGAACTATACATAAAGTCGTTCCATGCCGGGGGAAAAACCCCATTAGCACTGCTAGTTTCAACTATTTTATTATCTATTAAATTTATTATCTTGCTTCCATCATATATATAACAACCATTTTCATTAACCCAGCATATGCCATAATCTGTGCGAACAACCGCACTAGGATGCTGTACTCCGTTATGTTTAATATTTTCTTCAAGAAACCAATTTGAATCTGCTGGAGATGATATATTAATAATTTGAACTGATTTTTGCTTGAAAGCCAAAAGTCTATCGGCATATTCTTCTAGTTTAACATAATTCTCAGCATCACCCTTAACAGCATCAATATAATTAAAAGATGGAAATGTATCAAATTTGTTAGGCATAGAATACATTATTCTATCACCATATACAGTAGCCTGTCCAGTTGTAGGATTAACAGTTTTTACATGAGCAACAAAAGTTCTCCTATTTGCTACTATAGCTGTCTTCCATCCTTCATTGATACCACCAATCGTTATTGAGTCTACTGTTGGTGGAAAGCCATTTATACTTTCATACGTATCTAAATTAGGTGAAAACGAATTTACAGATTCACTATATATAGCGGCTAATGATGCTCCAGTTACATCATCACCACCATTCCAACCCGTTAATCCACTAACATCACTTTCTGTTCTCTGAACATAATCAGAATCTAAAGACGCTCTTACTCCTTTTCTAAAATCTATATCAGCTAAAAGCACCCAAGGTTCATCATTTTCACCACTAGATTTAAAATAAGCTCTTCCACCGCTTATTCTTTCATCAAAAGGAGACCGAACTCTAATGACTATTATTTGTTTATAATCATCTGTTACAGCAAATGTATTACTAGATGAAGGCACATACAATAACGATTCTTGATTTTCATCATATATAAAACTTATAGCAACCTGATATGTATCTGCTTTCCATGTAGATTCAGCATCTGCTGATTCTGTAATTGAAATATTAAACCCAGCCCCAGCAGTATTATAATCTCCAGAACTACCTCCACCAGTTGTCGTATTAACTAAACATACAGTTGGTGGAGCTAAATTATTAAGATTCTCATAAAAACCATGATATAAATCACTAATAAGAGCATTGGCGGATGTTGTATTTGCAAAATGATTTTTTTCTACATACCCATAGTGCTTAATAATAGAAGAATTATTAAAATTTGTGTCACATGCTCTAATAGCGTTATCAACAAAATAATATGAAATTTGAGAATTCTCTGATGCAAGCAATGTATCAGTTCCATCACTTCGTAAATTTAAACTTGTACTAGACCAACCAGATGCACCAACATTTCTTTGCCATATATCTACCTGACCATTAGCCGCATCACCCAAGGCAACAAATGTTTCACCAATTAAATGACGTTTAATAACGGCTCCTACGTTTGTTTCAGCAATAATATAGGGCTTAATCTTTATCTCTGACGAATCTGCATCTGTACCAGAATCATAAACTCTTTTAAACCCATTATTCTTAGCCGTTCCCGTTACAGATATAATACTTCCAACCGGGTATTTATCAGCTTCATCATTTATTTGAGCTAAATCAATTATGTCTTTTACAACAAAATCAACATCATTATTGCTACTTCTGTCTGTTTTATAGCTTGCTATCTCTAAACTAAAATCAGATTCAAACACAGCAAGACCATAGCCGGGAGCAACTGTCGCCGCCCTATCATTTATTGTTGAATTATAATCAGATTCACCACCACGAGTTCTTATAGCACCCTGTTTATCAACCATGACATTGACAGCATTCCCAAGCTCGTTTACATTCAAATCTCTCGGGTCTTTTAAATTATTAACACCGCCAGAGAAGTTATTTAATATTAATTGCTGTTTAGGCACTATTTAGCGCCTTTGAATTTTGAGAAGAATCCTTTCTTCTTCTTTTTACCTTTCTTCTTAATCTTCTTGCCTTTCTTCTTCTTCTTTTTAATCTCAGACATGGCAACATCAGTCGTATCTAATACAACTGGCTGTGGTTGCGAACTATTAAGAATACTCACTAAAACCATTGTAGTAATTGTTTTCATTTTATTTTCCTTTAAATACACCCTCTAATAAATCTGTTACTACATCCATCATTTCTTCAAAGAAGATTTGTTCTTTATCTTCCTTAACAAACGGAATGTTAATTTTCTCATTCATTTTTGTAGCCAACATATCAGAAAATTCATCAGATGCTATATGCCCCATAGCTTCTTCTTTCATTTTATCTGCTTGCTCTTCAGCTAACCTTACTAACATTGATTTAATATCCATTACATTACCTTCATTACTAGGTTTACGATTATAGGAATAGCAAACATTGCCACTCCTCCCCAAGTTTTTATTTCCACAAGCCTTGACTCATGTTCAGCTACCTTGCCATTTACTTTTTCAAGATGCTTATCAATTCTTTCTATATGCTTAAAAATAGACACTTGTCTCTCGTTCAACCTTGTAAGTAAACGAATAACTTCTTCTCTGTGTTGTTCTACTTTCATTTGCTGTTTATCCTACCAGATAAGTATGCAATCTTTTCCGAAGCTTCAGAGAGTTCCCTAATAACATCTTCCCTGTGTCTCAAAGAAACATCATCTGATTTATTCCATCGTTCAATTAACTTAATAATCATACCTTCCATATTCTCTAATGTTTCGGATTGCCCACGATTTTCTATTTCAAGATTTCTTAGTGACTCTTGTTGAGACTCTGACTTCTTCGACATTGATATTACTAAATAAACAAACATCACGCCTACAACGCCAATCATCCCCGCTTCGCCATAAACTGCCATAAAATCCATTATTCACTCTCTTGGTTGACATTTGTCAACACCCAAAATGTAGTATATTTCGCACATTTACTTCTTTTTACGCTTTCCCCAACTAAGTGGGTTAATGTTAAATTCTTTTTCATAGAAGTTCACTTTCTCTTCAAGTTGCTCTCTCTGTACCTTCTCTTCCACCATATGTTTGTCCAGCAAATCCCCAATTTTAACATCAGCCGAGACCATCTCATCTTCAAGTTGTCCCAATCTAGACTCGATACGCCAATAACCGTAAACAAGCATCCCGACCAAAA